ATTTCCTAGTAATTTAATACGCAGTAGTCCATTGCAACTGTAATACTAATCTCTACAGCTTCATCTGAAGTCCAGTCGTATTGTCCAAAATCTCCATTAGTTAAGATTGCTCCTTTGACGATCCATTCACCTACTATGTCGCCTACAGGTCCTAAAATGTTTAATGTTAAGTCTTTTTTATAGAAATCTGAATAACCAGCTCTTCCAGTTACTGATTCGTATCCTAATCTAGCCCATTCCATTACAGCTTGTGCTCCTGAAGGAGTTACTGGATCGTATAGAGTCATGGTCATGTCATCCCATTCTCTTTTTCCTCTGATTTTTCTGTATGAGTTGATGTGGTCTAATTTGATAACGTTATCGGTAAAAGTAGGTGCTTTTACATTCTTTACCATAAAGGAAGGAATGTTATCGATATACATTACAAATCTGTTTTGTACCTTTGGTTCAAAGGCTTTAAACATTATTTCGTTTGGATCTAATACTGCCATGTTGTATTTACTTTATTATAAATATATTGTTTTTAAATTATCCGTTAAAAGTTGCTCCTGTTGGTTCAACTGTAAAGTCAAGCACTATAAATTCTGCTGTTCTTGCTGGCTGAATAAAGATTTGACCTATTAACTGATTTCTGTCTACTACGTCTGCTGTGTTGTTCGTATCATCCATTACTACTCTGAATGCGTAAAGACCTTGTCTCTGTACTACTGATTCTAAGTATGGGTTAACAGTTGATAAGAATTTATTTCTAGTTGCTACTGTATTTTGTTCAAATACTAAGTTTCTAGCTTGATCACCTAAGAACTTTTTAAGCTCTATCAATAATCTTCTAACGTTTACTCTGTCTAAAGCTGAAGCTTTAGTTTGTAATGTCTTTTGACCAAATACTGCAATACCTTGTCCAGGGAATGTAGCAATCGGGTTAACTTTACCATCGTAAAGAAGATCTCTTTGACCTCTTGTTAATTTTTGTTCAGCTTGTATAATTCCTACTACACCACCTCTAACTAAACCTGCTGGTGCATACCAAGGTGCTGAGCTATTATCTGTAAATGCATATACTCCCGGTATAGCAACTGAAGCTGGTGCCCATACATTTCTACCTGTTGCTGATCTTACTTGTACCCAAGGCCAGTAAGAAGCTGCATAAGAGCTATTCAATGCTGTTCCAGTTCCTGTCACATTACTAACAGATGATCCGTAATTATCTAAATCTACTACTGCAATACAATCGCCTCTCTGTTCTGCTAAAGTTATAATACTATCTAATGCACTTCCTTGAGCTGAATTTTCATACACTAAGCCTGGTGCTGATACTATATTGAAGATGTATTCATCTTTATTGCTTAATATAGAAATTGCTGTAGAATAATCTGCTCCGTTTACACCTTGTGTATCTGTATTGCTTATACTACTAAAGTAGTTAGCATCCGCTGGTGCTATATCCCCAGTAGCACTGTGGAATGAACCTGATTCTAAAATTGGCATAGAAGCTGAATATGATGTAGATCCGTTAGAATTAACTGTTACACCATCGTTTAATAAGTACCCTGGTAACTGATTGTTAACGGCAGATATATAAATATAATTTGACTTATTAACGTAGTCTCCGACGGTTTTTACATAATTTTTAGTACCGTCTGTTGCAGTAGTTTTGTATTGAGTACCAATCTTTGATTCAATATAATTAGATGATTGAGGATCTAATGAAAGATTATTAAAAGTTTCTAATACTATTTTTGAGTTATGACTGTCATCTCCTTTTCTTACCAATAACGTAAATGTACCTTTCTTATTATCTACATTGGTTATTTCCCATCTAATGTTGTCTTCTGATCCGCTTGTTAATACACCACCGCTTCCATTGATTTCTGCTCCTGAGTCAGTTACTCCAGTTGAGTTATTAAATAATGTACCGGAGCCTAATGTTTTAAGTACAAAAGGTTGTACGCTTAAACTATCTGAAGAAGATACGTGAGTACTTGTAGCTGGGGCAAATGTTCCATTTACCACTCTAGTAACTAATACTGTATTACCTCCTTGTTGGAAGTAATTCTTAACTGCTATAGATGTTAAAAATTCTTGATTAGTAGAAGCTGATATAAATGTCTCGCCGAACTTTCTTTTGTACTCATTATATGATGTAACAATAGTAGGTTCAAGCACAGGACCTTTAACGGTTGGGCCTAATATAGCGGCGCCTGCTTCAACTGGTGCTGGGTTGATAAAAGAGACGTCATTCTCTCTTGCAAATACACCTGGGGAAATAATTGATTCTGCCATGTCTGGTCTATTTTGTTTTTAGTTTATTATAAATATCGTTCAGGAATGTAAAACAGTATAGTATTTTGTTTTAACTTCTCTTATATAAATAGGAAAGGAGGATCTAAACCCTCCTCTCTTATTAGGTATGTTAAAAATATTTATTTTACCTCTTCAACAACTTCGTCTCCAGCCTCTTTTTCTTCTGCTGGTGCTGGGATAAATTCACCGGCTTGTAAGTCGATAGAACCTACGCCATAAGTGTCTTCTAACTCTTTAACAACTTCTTGCTCAGATGCTCTTAATTCTGTTAAAAATTCTTCTGCACTCTCTTTTCTCTGCTCTAAGTTTATTTCAGCTAGTGAAATGTTTCCTAATTCAGAAATTAAAGCTGCGTTTTTTTGTTGTAGCTCTTGTAACTTGCCTAGCTCTTCTTTAGTTAGCTTTGTGTTTTCCATTTTTTTTTTAATTTTAAAACTTTA